GACGTAGCAGCGCGTCGCCGAGGCTGCTCTGTTTCTTGAAGGTGTTCGAGTCCCGCGTCGCCGTGTTGATCATAAAACCTTCTTTTTTTCATATCTGACAAAACTTCGTAAGCTTCTCGCAAGAGGGCGAACTTGGTGGGATCCCCCCCCTTGTCGGGGTGATAAACAAACGCCTTCTTTTTGAAATTAGCTTTAATGTCTACCAAAGAAGCGTTTAGCGGAACGTCGAGGAGTTTATAATATTTGTGAGTAGGAGCTTGGCGAGGCTGTACCGGAGGTCGGTCAAATAGGAACATTTACTAGTAAATACCCTTTCCGTTTTAATCCTTTTGTAGTTTTTTTTCAATTATTAGCCAAAATAATTTATAGACATTTTAATTAATATATTATTAATGGCTACGGGTGACGATCTTGCCGATCTTAAAATAGTTATGAAAGAATTTATCGCCGATCTTCGGCACATTTTTACGAATATTGACGAACAACGTGACCTTTTAATTATTCAACTCTTTTTCGAAAGATTGTCACCCGAACGGATTATGCATTATATGATCAGTAAAGTTCTTCCCCACGCGACTATCATTGCAAAACGAGATTCCAACTATTTTGTTGAACATGATTCTATTTTCCAAGCTCTGCCTCAAAGTCGGTCCAAACACTACCGAGATTTTTGGTCGGGAAATGGCGATAAAAATCTCTCGGTCGATGATAAAAATGCAATTTGGGCTTATTTTGACACTATTATTGAAATTGTTAAAAGTTACAAAAAAATCAATTAGGGTTCTTCTTGAACCTTTTCATTTAATACATACCGATTAGAAGGATAATATTTACCTGGTTGAGGTTTAATTTGTTGGGTGGCTTTGTGTGAGATATATATGTCTGAATTTAATTCTTTTTTTGTAAACTTGTATTGAGGATACACTAAGCGTTTAGAAGCATAAATATATCCTACAATATTTAAAAAAGAGCTAAGAAGATAGTTTTTATGACACCATATATTTATTTTTTGTCCTAAATCGTAGGTTTTGGATTGAATTGGTCTTTTTTTAATCACTTTCTTCGAATATTTTTCTCGAATTTCGGCGGTGGGATATATTTCAAAAACTTGAATTAGTCTTCTATTGACCATTTTATCGGAAAAAATCCCTCTATGGATCGTTAGACAATGGAAAAGGAGCAAATCGCCAGGATCGAGATGGATAATTTTAGTTTTGAAAAAATTTTTATAACATTGAGAATTATTCATCGCTGGAGTTTTATAGGTTCCGGGAATAAGTTCCATAATTCCGCCGTCGATGTAACACACACAGGTGTAGATGGGCCAGATTTCTTTAGTTGTGGTAAAATTATTCAAATCGCGGTGGAATACTCCAGCGTCGGAGGAGTTGTTGTTGTTGCTGGTCCGAAATTTGTAGTAACTCGGACTGGCCCATCGGGTAGCGGCTTTCACGATAGGGATTATATATAGGTCGATAAATTCTTTGTTTTGCCAATAATCGACTCGGGTTCCGGTTATGGATTTACGAATATCGCGAATGGCTTGGAGGGGGATTACGTTTCGCATTATCATATACCCTTGGGCGTCCAAATTTTGCGGCGTATACTCTTCAATAAGATCAAGGTGACGTTCATAAGGGGTGGTTGTATAAATATATATTACTAACATTAATACTAACACCAGTACTAATGTCACTAGGTATTTTGACGCCATTTTTAAGTACATCAAGAATAAAATATAGTGGTTAATTTTCGTTTTTCTTCTTCCTAGGAAAAAGAAAAATGCTCAGCGAGCGCTTAGAATTGTTTAATCGGCGACGGCGCCCGGTTTCCGGGAGGGTCGGGCGTTCTTAACTGAGACTGGCGGTTTTCTTCCATTTTTCGGGCAGCGCTGACCAGATTCCCCATCCCTGTGTCTTTGTCTTGGCGTCGCGCGTTGATATCGAGCGGAGAGTTGGGCGTCTTCTGAGCGGGAGGGGTGGGGGAGAGAGCTTCCCTATTCGGGAGAAATTCTATCTCCGATTCGGGCGTCAACGTCTTGGGGGGGGCTCCCGAATACAGACCCGTCTCCCCTGGCGGAGGGGGGAAGGTCCGTGGAGTTCGCTGTATGTCTTCACGGTGAGGATTCGCGTAATCCGGGGGCGTTTGTTGTTGGGCTTGTTGAGCTTGTTCGAACGTTTTAAGGCGCATAAAAAGCCAACTTATTACCTTTCGCTGGCCTTGGTAGAGACTTGTATCCCCGTCATTGTAAATGACCATCAAGGTCGGAACTACCCGGATTTGGAATTCACCCCCCCGTTTCGCCCTGTCGCGTTGGCTTTTCGTGTCGAGACGGAGAAGTTGGATCTCGCGGGCCAACAGGGGCTGTTCTTTAATAAAGGCAAAGCAGGGCTTACAGGCAGGCGACGTTGTGCTACAAAACAAATAAATTTCAGATATATTCATTTCCTTTTTTTCCAGTTGACTTTAACACTTTTGTCGAACCGAGAGAAATAAGATCGAAATACTCTATCAGTTTTTTTGTATGGAAAGGCACCACTTGGTTCGTTTTTCGATTGTATACGAACACGTGTTTGAAAACGATTCCTGGTGAAAAAGAGGTCGGGGGGGCGGGAGAGTCGCTCCCCTTTCCTCGACCTTCAAACAGCGTTCGGAGTTTTGACCGGTTGCCGGTTGATTCGATATAAAAATCGGTAAGTTTACAGAATTCTTCGATATCTTCATCGGCGATTATTTGGGTGTAATTAAACTCGTTTAGGATACTGAACATCGATCGTTCGATCCTTGAAATGGTGGGGTGTGTGTAAATAGTTGTATACAGTCGGCATCTTACGAGGAACAGGTTTAACAACTCGTCGGAGATCCGTTCGCAAAAGCAGATCTTTCCTTCTAAGACTTTCATGTTGAGAATGATTCGATTAACATCGATGTTGAGGTGAAGACCGAAAGCTCGGTTATCGCGGACTATATAGTCGAGTTTGTCTGTGTCGATCCCATTGATTGTATTATTGACTACGTTCATAAACCATTTTTCTGACGAGGGGGGGTATATCACGTTGCACACAAAATCTATGTCGGGCTCGGTTAAAAGAGACCGCTGTTTAGCAATGTGGCGGAAAATAGCCTGCGAACGCATTTCGTGGTGTTTCCACGCCCCCTTGTAGTTAGATAGACACCAGTTGTCGGACATGTGGCTGAAGGGACCGTGGCCGAGGTCGTGGCATAAGCCTCCGAGTTTTATGAGTTCGTACAGAGGGTCGGAAGAATCCATTCCGAGATGCAACAGGACTTTCCCGGTAAGGTAGTAGGTCCCTAGACTGTGTTCGAACCGGGTTGTCATTGCGCCAGGGAAAACGAATTTGGCGAGCCCGGTTTGATTAATTTGGCGAAGACGTTGAAACTCCCACGTATCGATTATAGCAATTGCTATGTCGGAGACTTCTATGTCTCCGTGCACGTTGCAATGAATTATTTTCATCTTCTATTCTATTTTATTTTATTTAAGAATAGGTTTCTTATAGAACGTAGATCAATTTTTATAAAACTTTATTGGGTAATTAAAAAAATGGAAGACCCCACATCTTTAATTATTCTTAGTTTCTGCGATATTCAGACCACTCTTTGGGTGAGCTTGACTTCGACGGGGTGGAAATATAATGTAGAACGGTTTTGGAACCAGACCAAAGTTTTAGTAGTGAGTTGTCATGTGTATGAGGTGACCCATAAAAAAGAAACCCTCCGATGGATTGTTCAATATTGTCGAAACTTGAGAGTAATAGATATACGATGGTGTGTGTTTCCCGTCGACCTTCTCGTCGACTTAATACAAGCGTCGCCGCTGCTGGAGATATATCTGTCAAGTTATGGAGAGTCGGTGGTTTTTGAAGCGATCTATGAAATGTGCCCCCATATTACAGGACTTGGGATTCTTCATTGTAATCTTCCGATAGCGGCGCTCTCTAAATTCAAAAGTCTCACTGCTCTTGAATTAGGCCATTATACTGCCTATTTAGAAATCGGACAGCAAATTTTGCGGAACATTCTTTCTCGCAATCCAGATCTTCAAATCGTTCATATTCTAGGGTTTTCCGACTCGTTTACGCTGCTCGAATCTTTGAGATCGGATAAGCTCAAATCGTTTTCAGTTCCGTATGAACAAGATCCAATCACGCCAGATAAAGTTCAGCTGTTGAAACGTTTTTCCAAACTGGACAATATTAACTTTGGACAGTCGGCTTATTCCGACTCCTTTCAAGTCTTGAAAGTGTTGAGCCGGAACCATCCGCGGCTTCGGAGTCTGTCGTTTTATTCTCATTTCGTTCAGTCCGAACTCTTTGTGGTTTCTCATCTTTCCAATAGTTCTTTTTTCCCCTGCCTCGAAACCTTGGGATGTAGAATTAAACCGTCATCTAGAAAGGTTTACGCTACTTTAAGCGATACCCGGAAGGACCTGATTATTTGTGATTATGAAAAAAATCGAACTAAACCGTCCGGTTGGTGTTATTCGAATTTTGATTTATGGATTTTGATGAAGAAGTATGGACTTTACACCCATAAACAGTGGTAAGACGTGGAAAATTGGTTGTTTAATTTAAAATCAATTAATACACTAGAAATGAGTATGTATGCTGACGAAATCGTTAACATTGACAATGAAATGAAACGTTTGCGGAAACATTTAAAAGAGTTAAAAGAGCTTAAAAAAGCTCCAACGGAAGCGCTGTACAGGTACATGAAATCTCGGGATCTTAAGGTTTACAAATCTATCAAAATAGAAAAAGTTACTCCGCCTCTTCCGAGACTTCAAAAAAAAACGACTTCCCAGAAGAAATATGATGCTTTGAAATTCTTTAGAGATTCGGGGGTTGGAGACCCGGAAGGGTTTTATCAGCACTATCTCTTAACACAAAAACCGGAGCTTTCCGAATAATGAGACAGGTTTTAATCTAAAGAAATATTTAGGTCATAACACAATGGCTAATTATTTTGCAATTGAAAGTATTAGAAGGAATCGAGACGAATATCCGAATCCGGCAGAGTTTATAGTAGAAGCCTCGCAGACCCAGGGGTGGTTCAGGCGGTCGCGAACAGTGAGAGCCGTGAGTCAAAATCCGCAGACCATGTCGCTCGATTTCGTGTCGGCGATTGAGGTGAAACAAGTTATTACCCCCTATAAGATCCCGGACCCGCCCCCGGATCCGCCGGTTGGGGCGCCGTCGACCCCCTATTCCTACCTTTATTTAGATATTCATTCGCCCACTTATAATGATCAATACATTATCAATACGATGGGGGGCGCCAACCGAGACGCGCGGTTTCTTTTAGTTCGGGATAAAGTTATTTTTGACCGGAAGGGGAAGCCGGTGTGGATTCTGTGGACGTCGCCGATGGAACAAGTCCTGCGCTTTAAACGCGATGACCCGCTTGTCTTTCGCTTGTTCACCCCGGATGGGGTTACTCTTTCTCTCATCGATGATGGACCGGTTCCGAAAGAATCCGCTCAGATTATGGCTCTTTTGGCCGTCACTCCCTATTCCCGCGATGGAGATTACGACAATCATTTATTGCAATATTTGTCGTAGATTTGAATATTCGGCTTTAATTTATAACAGTTGTTATAAATTAATATACCATGCTTCCGGTTTTTATTGTACCTCTTATTATCATTTGGGGAGGACTTGGCGTAGTCAGTTTTAGTAAATATATATACAAAAAGTGTGCCTATTGGGCAGTTTCCCATAAACTGACGGCGCCTTCTTTGAAACACCTGGAGACTATTGGGTCGGGGAGGATCGAATGCGTTATTTGTTTAGAGGAGTTCTCTGAAAATGATATGGTTGTCAGTCTCCGGTGTACTCACGTGTTTCACAAAACTTGCTTTATGGATTATGTTTCCCATGCGTTTAAAATATGTCCCGTGTGCCGGGAAGGATTTTAAGCGGTGAAGTGGCGGACTATATAATCTTCCAACATCGTTTGTATCGTGACCCCTTGAAATTGGGTGTTTAGGAGGAGTGAGATGGGAAACCGCGGCGGGATGGCTCGAATTAACGAAATGGTGATGAAGGCGAGCGGAAAGGCCGGAATCTCGGGGGAGTCGCCGAAGGCTTCGGGGTCGTCAAATTCGATGAATACGGGGGTTGGGGGCGGGGAGGGGGACTGAAGACCAGGGACGGAATCCCTCCAGCCTCCGCGAAGCAGTGGTCGTCGAAAGCTCTGGGGTAAAAAAGACTGCAATTCGCTATCGCTTATAAAATTAGGCAACAGCTCGTTAAAGTCTTCCGCGTTTCGGCTTAGCATATCGTTGTGTTCGCGTTGCTTGATTTTAGATAATATTTCAGGATAAATATTAGTAAACCGCCTTCGACACGCGGGGCATTTGTTGGTGCGGAGTTGGGACAAGCAGGGGGTGTGGAACGGATGCTTACAGTCAAGCGTAATAACCTTGGTATCGGTTTTTAAAATATCCTCTAAACATATTGCACACGTGTTTGAATACGACGCCATCGTTTTCCCTTAGCGAAGATTTCTTTAGTATAATATTTCATTTTGAATTATAAAAAAGGGATGGTAGAAGGAAATGCGCGATTTACTTCTAATAAAAAAATTGGTTTCCGACCTTCAGAAAAAAAAACAGAAATAATATTCTTCGTACGTGTACTCCCCCCTTATCTGTCCTGCCAACTGCTTATTTCTATCATAATTCAAGGTTTTGTTCCTATTTTATGGGCTATTCGTTCCCGCCTCTACGTCTATGGGGCTTTGGATTTACTCGTCTGGCTGTGTGGAATGAACTATTGGTGAGACCCGTACTATAAATCTTGGCGGCGAACCATCGATATAAGTGCTAGCCTTGTCGCCCGCCGGATGTCATCTCGTTCACCAACTTGTCCTAAGAAACCGGACGACTTGGCTTTATTGTACCGTTCTTGGATTAGCGGGAGGGTGCTGTTGGAAAGCGCGGACGACTCGAAAACAAAGTCTTCAGACCTCGGTTACCTGGCATACGCGGATGCATTTTTGCGGATTAGTTTCGGCAATTGTGGCTTATGTTAATGTGACACCTAGATCAATAAGTTAGGGATTTCGTCCCTCCAGCCCCGCACCCTCCGAAACCCGGAGCGAAGCGACCCCTTCCGGGGGGGGGCGGGTCGCCGACCCCGTCGGGGGTGGAGACTCGAAGAGTCTGATTACTCCGGGTTTTTGGTCAAATACGTAAGTATTTTAGTTCCAATTTGAAGTTCGTGTTCTACTACTTTGTCAGGGTTTCGTTTCTGAAGGATCCTAAGGTCTTTTTGATTAGGAGTATTCTTTTCCATTGCACACGTCATACTGCAACAGTCTTTGTAATTAATGCATATGGGAATATTTTTGCAGACTACACATTTATTGTTGGAATCCATTTCTGTACAGGTCTCTTTCCTCTTAAATTTAAAAAGAAAGAAATGAAATTTCTCGATTAGTTTTTAATAAGAGATTTAAGATTTATAGGTTTTCGAGAATACCGATAGGTATCTTTTTCTTGGTGCTTTAGCATTAATATACAAACTGCTCCTATACTCGCTAAGCCTAAAATCCCCGAAATGATTATAATTTGGAGGGACATCCAATATTTAGTAGTGCATTCGTTATGGTCTTCAAAGGCGTATTTACCGGCAAGAGAGAATAGGAGGACCGGCCCATACTCGGTCGTATCAGCTGGCGCGACAAGAGTAAGGGTGTCCGATTCAAAAAACCACCGGGCAATCAGTTGGCCGTCCACAGTAGACAAAAGGAAAGAATCTGGCCCAAAAGTAAACGATCCAACACGTTTTCCAGCACGATCGTACAACGTGGAATTGGAAATTGTATACAGGGTTTCGCTCCAACAATTAAGAATAAAAGTATTGGTGTCGGTTTCGGAAGTTCCTCCCAGGTAGGTGTTACCCGCGTAAACCTTCGTGTCGATTTTCGAGTCCGGGCACTCTTGCCGAAGGACTATTTCGGTGATGTTTTCGATTCCTTGCCAAGAATATTTGTGTTTGATCCACTGATATTGAGTCTGGCTAGGAATATTACTACAAACCTCACCGTCGTCGATTTTAATATTCGTATACGCGACAAGTTGTGCATAAAAACTTATAAAAACGCTAAAGATGATTGTCCAAAAACAATAACACAGAACAGGGACCGCGAGTTTCCTATTCGCGCGTAACATTTTTCTATTCTAAGTGTCTTGTTCTTAAAAGGCTGCTCGATACGAAGGCCGGGTAAAATTTTGAACGTTCCAGCCGTTTATTCCGTCGCGCAAAACAAAATCGTTGGAGATGGCCGACAGAATGTTGGGGCTTCCGACCTGGTTTCCCGTCTCCGGGTCGAGAGGCCAGATGTACTGGGCAGCTTCTCCTTGAGAGTTAATCCCCAAATAGCGCGTAAGCCCGGGCTCTAAAACAAACCGGATGCTGGGAACGGTTCCGGTGTAATAAGTCGTAACTCCGATCCCCACCGGGCGGTACGAAGAATTCTGGAGAGTAACATACCGGTAATTCGGGTCGCGGAGGATCTGGATAGATAAATCGGTCGGGTGGTTTGTCCCTTGAAGTTTATTATAATCAAGCACGTTGTTAGTAGGGTTCGGCTTTTGCTGGTAATTCAAGGGGGGGGGGCGGTAGATGGGCCGACCGGTCGGGGTCTCAGGACCCGGGTGCGTGGATTCCGCTGCCGG